CTGCAACACCAGATTCAGTGTTGATGCCAGTTACGTTCAAAATCCCCAAGGGATATGAGGCAGTGCCGGTGCCATTGATGGCTTGGTTTTCTACTTCAATAGCAATGCTTTGAGCTAGATCACGGCGGATCAAGTTCTCAATATCAATGCTGGATTGCAGTAATAGGCGACGTGAATAATCGGTAAGAGCACCAATTGTACGTGGCTGCATCGTTACCTGATCAACTGTAAGGGCTGATTCGGTAATGTTGCTGGATTCGGCAACGTGATAAACAGTTGCTCCACCGCTTTGACGTGGAAGTGCAACCATGCCTTGTAGGCCAGTCATAATTGTTGCACCTGCGCTTTGCAAAACTAAAGCTTTACGAAGCAAATCAATAAAGCTCTCGCTCATTAATTCAGTTGCAACTAAATCGCCGCCTGCTGATGCGCTGCCAACTGTCAGATCACGGCGACCGTAACCAAGAACATCAGCAGGAATCAACATACCGCGAGCTTCTTTGCCGGATTGCTTTTGTGCAGCACGGCTAACTTCAATTTCAAAAGCAGCAGCTTTTTGTGCTTCGATGCTATTGGGGTGAGCCATAGCATTGATAGCGCGAATAAAAGAGAAATTGCGCTTCTCTTTTTCGTTTAAACCAATCTCTGCATCAGCAGTATTTAATGGTTTTTCTTGAACGCCCATTTTTTCTAAAAGGGCAGAACGAAGCTCTTCTAAGCTGCGAGAATTAGCAATAAATTCCGAAGCCATCTCAATGTTCTTGGTGCGTTGGCCAAGAGCAATCATCTCAGCAGCTTCCTTTGCTTTGGCCTGAGTGGCCTCAGCGCGGACAGCCTCTAGGTTGAGGGTTTGATCCACAGTTGTAACTCCATTAGGTTGATTTTGAACGGCTGAGGCCGTTTTTGTTACCTCTTTATGATAGAAGGCACGGCCCAAGCCAACTGAAAAGTCAGCAGGAACCGTTACTAGACTAACTTCGAGAGGTTCAAATTTAGTAGCACGATAAGTAACCGGTGTGGTTGACTCATCGGTTTCCATCTCATTAATTTTATACCCAAAACTTACATTACGTATAATTCCGTCTTTAATAAGGTCTTGCATCTCACGTCCCAAGGCATTATTGGCAAGTTTAACCTTGGCATAAGCTCTTTTATTTTTTATAAATGCCTTTTGTACAACACCAATGATTCGATCTGCATCATGCTGATATAGCAATGGTGCACCATTGTTAAGGCGCGACAAATCCATAGATTTTTCGTCCATAGTCAACACTTCCATGCCGTAGTAACGTTCAATTGGCGTTTCGCTGGCAAATGGAAATTCAAGTGTACGGTCATCTTCGCTATCTACTTTAAAATCTGTATTAGCAGAACGCTTAATAATATGACCATCAAAAAATCTTAATGCTGCAATTTTTGTCAGTGTTGAGAATTTATGGCCTACCAACCGGTCAGTTTCTGCATAACCATCTTCAATCTTACGATAGATACGAATTAAAGCCGCAGGGTCTTCTTCTGTTGCTTCAATGCTAAAAGAAGAATCAGGGATCTCTAAAGTGCCTTCACGCAAAATGCGTATAATTTTGCCGCGAGCACTACCACCGCTACTACCCCATTCAACAAAATCACCAACTTTTAATGAGCCAGGCTCTGCGCGGTGTTGTGTTTCTCGATTTGTGTCATCCATTAAACGATCCTGTGCGTTTTTGATAGCGGTTGATTTCATGTTGCTCCATGATTGGCCGGAGTCACCTCCCCATGCCGCCCATGCTACCCTGCCCGGCGATGGATAACCATTAGTCCCAGGTTTGAATCCTTCCCCTTGTTTGTCAACTTCATGTCTAGCGAACCATGCATTCATTTCTATAACTACATTAGGGCTTAGTTCATCGCCAGATAAAATCTGACTTGCTCTTGCAGCGGCCACCTCTGTTCCTCCAGGTTGCCCTTCCGCTTTCCAATCCCGATATCGTTGAGCTTCTATTCTCATACCCTCGGTAGGAGTTAAATCAATTGTTTTTTCACCAATTTTTGCCATCAACCTTCCCCTTCCTGAAGTTCTTCGTCTTGTTTTTCAGGGTCTTCAATTAATGGTGAAGGTGTTGGTTGCGATGTGCCATTGCTAGATACTTGCGATGGATCAGTATCAAGCACAATCCCCAATTCATCAGCTATGGCCAATTCATGCTGACGTTGACGCATTTGATCCTCAAAATCACCTCCATGTAATGCTATCACTTGAGATAGTGTCATAATACCACTGCGAATCAGATCCTTATATGCTGCAGCTTCTTTTTGTGGATCAACAAATTGAGCAGCAGGCGCTATCCATTTATTAGAGTAATAACGTTCAGGGTTGGTATCAAATCCAGGCAGTTCCAATACACCAGACATTACAGCCATATCCATCCATTTTTCATAAACCATTTCGCATAGAGATTCAATTAAATATTGCTGCAATGCCTTATAATGCGCTCTAGTCTCAAGCAACTCAAGGCGAGACGAGCTGTAATTGCTTTGCGAAAAATCGCTAGATACCTGTGTATATGAACATCCAATACCTGCTGCTACAGCACGAAGCATCTGTTGTACAAATGGCGTAAAAGAATCATCTGGTCGGTTAGGTGTGAAAAATTGCATCTCCTCTCCTGGAGCTAAGCGGCGAATACTGCCTGGAGAAAAATCAAGCACTGATTCATTTTCATAAGTACCATCCTCAAATAATTCTTGATCTGGCGTTTTAACAAAGCCCATCATGCTACTACTGGCTCTTGCAGCCACAATTTCTGATTCTTCATATCCACTCAAATTACGCAATCTTACAATCGCTGTGGCGAATGCACTAATGCCTCTTGTTTGCCCAGGACGTTCAATTAAATACAAATGCAATATGTCTTCAGCTGGGATGCGTACTCGCCTCTTAGCCGCTTTTTGCGCATAGCTAAATAAGTAATCGCCAGGATGATAATCAAAAAAATGATAGGCAACTGGTCTACCCCATTTATCTATCTCAACTCCCATCCGCACTTCATTACCATTCTTTTCAATACCGCTGTAATCATCATCGAGTAAATCTGATTCAATTATTTCAAGCCCTAATGGCACCTTGCTGCCACCAAATGGTTGTTTCACTAATCTAATAAATACTTCTCCAGATTCCAGCATAGATGTGATTGATAATTTTTGAATGTCATACCAACTTAATTTACCAGCAGTATTACATTTTTTTGCGCAGATCCAATATTCCCACTCTTGTTCAATTTTGCTATTTATATCTTCAGCTAAACGACCGCCACGTTGCATTCGCACTTGCGCTTGCATCTTAATACCAGTGCCAACCACGTTATTACGAACAGCACGTAAAGCTGATTTAGCAAAATCAGAATCACGCACCAATTGCCTAGCGCGATTGCGAACAACCCTAATTCCACCGCGAATTTCACTGTCAGCAGATGTTGCTTGGCTGATCCAATCTGATGTCAATCTATTATTTTGTGCTGCAGCATAAGCACGCTTTAAAAGCGCATTCTTTTTACGTGCTTCTTGTAATTGATTTTTTAAAGCATTTGTTCTGCCAAATCCTAAAAATGCCATTACACAAACCTCACTTTTGCCAACCCTGGATTACCAAGTCCTTGTCTAATTTTTTCAGCTTTACGTTCCATCGCAATCTCATTTTTTAAACTATCGCGCAATTGCAATAGTTCTTCCATTTTATATCGCTTTAACGTACGTCCGCCAATCTGATACTCCTGCACCATTCCGCCTTGCGCCAAGGTTTGGATCGCAGTCTCAACATGAGACAAATCAATCTCAGCGCGACTGCGATCATCAAAAGCGCTAGGGGTTCCTGCATATTTGGCTGATGCCTTAACCGTAAATTGCCCGCGACCTGCTGTGTATTGAAAGGTGCTATACGTTGCTATCGCTTGCCATGTCCAAACTCCTACAGAAAAGCCATTAGTTGTAGCCGCTGGCACAATTACTCGCCACCCACTTCCTTCTGCCGTCCCAACAACAGTTGCTGCCTCACTATTTATATTTGTCCTTGCATACCATGTCAACGTATAAGTTGCGCTATTAATATTTGTACCAATTGCATCCTTAAATGCAGGTACATCAAAAGCGAACGTATCGCCTGTGTAAATAATACTAGGAACAAGAATACTCACCAGCTTGTCACGAACGAAGAGGATTGCCGTACCATTCTACGTTGCGGCGGTCTATACCCAGATTCTACAGCATTTTGTGTTGTTGGCTCCTTAATCTGCAAGACACGTTCAAATTGCTTGAATACTGTATTTCGATTAAACCTCATATAAAGATAATGCAACGCTGCATAACTATAAACAAAACAATCCAAAGCCTCGTTGCGATCACCTGCTTTCTTTTTCCATTCGCGGACAGCAAATCCTTTTACGTAACGAACCATTTGCTTTTCTGCTGTCAATTGCTTGAAATATTCTTGCCCCGCCTCTGCATGAAAATGAATAAATCCTGCCCCAACCTCATTATGCTTCATCCTTCCAAACAAGGTTGATTTAATAGTATCGGTACCACATGGGAAAACTTCTGCTGAATTTTTTAAGATTTGCCCTTTATAGTTAATATCAACCTTAGAGGGCTTGCTAATTGGTGGTTTGTTGCTAATCGACGACCCCTTTAATGCAAAAACTCCTCGGCCCTTGCGGCTTCTGGCATACGCATACACCTCACTTGTATAGTGACCGCCAGAGTCAACACCAATAGCGGAAACTTTTATCCGACTACCAGAAGCATGAGGGTAATCACGTAACACAATGTCATCAATTTGATCCCACAATTTTTGTCCGGCTGGATCGCCATACACCTCGCAGTGGCTTATCAACCAGCATTCTTCTCCAGTGCCCCATGCGTACAACCCGATAGCCACCCGGTTATCTTGTACGTCAACACCAGCAGTCAAAATCGTCGCGCTATCTGGTACTTCCCCAGCAGGGTAAAACTCAGCCCGTTCAGCCAATCCATCAGCACCCAATTTTGCTCCTGTCTCCTCCTCCCAAGTTTCAGCCAATACCGTATTGACAAACGTCTTTAATAATGGCGCATCATTTTTTGCACGTAAAAATTCACTTACAATTTCCTTCCAACTTTTCCAGCCTACTGGTGAGTACAAAGAAGACAAATGAAATCCTACTGTTCTACTGTCTTCACTTTTAGATAACGCACGCCATTCACCTTTACGTAACATCTCGCTTTTATAATGCTCTTCAATATGTATACCACATTTTTCACAGACATAAGCAGCAGTATCAGGGTTGCCATCACGCCATTGCAGATTTTTCCACTCCAAATGTTGCATATGATCACAATACGGGCACGGCACAAAATACTTGCGTTGGTCTGATGCTAAATACTCAGCCTCAATGCGACTCATATCTTTTACTGTTGGCGTTGAAGTTAAAATTATCTTTCTTCTACTAAAAGTTGATGCCCTCCTTTCCGCTAAAGCGCATGGATCGCCTTCTCCATCAACATCACTAGGGAATGCATCTACCTCATCAAGCAATACCCAGCGGCAAGGTGCTGATCTTAAGCCTGTTGCACTATTCGCGCCAGTTAATAGCAAAATACCGCCAGGAAATTCTTTGCTAAACATCGTATTGCCACTATCCCTACTACGAGCTGGTGCAATCCTCGCTGCTAAACATGGCGTTTCACTGATAAGTGATTCCAACCTTTGTTTGCTTAATCTTTTCGCCATCTCGATTGTTGGTTGCACAAATAACGCTGGCCCTGGTGCATGAGAAATCATATAACCCACCACATTATTAATTGATTCCGTCTTACCTAATTGGGCGCCTGCCATAAATATTACTTTTTGCACTGCTGAGCTAGCAGACATCGCATCCATAATTTCTCGTAAATATGGCGTTCGATCCGTTCTCCATGGCCCCGCTTCTGCACTTGCCTTGCTGCTAAGTATTCGATACTTATCGGCCCATTGGCTAACTGTTAAATCAGCATCAGGCCTCAACCCATCTAAGAATGCAGCACGGTAAATTGATGCCCCATCACGCATTTGTTAATATCTCCAATGCTTTTCGAATTTCATCAGTTAATGTTTTGTGAATAATTAATGGGTCAGATTCAGCCGCCAATTGGTTGCTTACCCTATCGGGAATATTACCTAATGCATCCCTTACCGCTCGTGCAGTTGTAAACGCCTCCCTTTGAACACGAGATGTTTCAACTAATTGCTCTTCCTTTGTCTCAAGGTCTAGCCTAGCCAATTCAGCTCTAAAATGCTCTGATTTAGCTCGGCTTTCATTAAAAGTTGGATATTCAATATCTTCAGTCTTCGTACGGGTAGGGCTCTCTGGATTGCCATCTTTATAAACCTTAACTGATAGCTCTGGATCCCACAATAGTTTTCCTTTGCTTTGTATGAAGCAACCGTCAAATCTGCCTTGATTTTTTAACTGGCTAATACGTGGCGACGAAATGCCAAGTTTTTGCGCAAGTTCTTGCGTACTAATAAACCCAGCTAACTCCATGTAAGAAGCAATAGCAAACTGCTAAGGCAATACTAACCCTATTAAGCATTTTTGTGTATATAATGATTGATTTTTGATTTTTGGGGTTTTTCTGTCTTGTTTAAATCTCAGAATAAGACC